TGCTATTACAGCCGTAACGTCGGCTGGATATGTTGTGGAGATTGGTAGAATGCCTCCTGAACCGGATACTGTTGTGTACATTATTGATACGGTTGGGGCTACACCTAATCCTAAGTGGCTATTAGATTTCCCAAGTGTACAGGTTGTTGTAAGAGGTGCTACGGGTAAGTATAATGAAGCTTACCGTATAGCTCATGCTATAAAGGATGTACTGTTAGGGATTCAATCCCAAAATGTGAATAATATTTGGTGGGTTTCCGTTTTACAGCAAGGGGATTTAGGTTCAATTGGGATTGATGAAAAGCAGCGTCCAATGTTCGTATTGAACTTTTCATTCATTACTGAACCGGATGCAACAACAGAAACAAACAGGTTAGTATTATAAGGAGTTCGATATGGCGGCTAAAGTCCTCCAAATTTCAACTGATAACGTTACGTATGTAAATGTTCCTGGTTCAGGTGGTGAGTGGTCTGTTGAAGGTGAAGCTATCAATGATACTATCCTTGGTGCTACCTTTGATTCTGCCCTTACAGGTCTATTACAGTGGTCCATTAAGACGGATGGTATCTTTAAGGGTTTTGCGGGTTACTTAGCTAAAATTAAGAAAGGTGGTACTCCAGTAGCAACTACTGCTGAAGGCATGACTCTTGTATCAGGTAAGATTTTCAAGATTACTAATGCAGCTAAAAACCTTTGGTCGCGTACAGCATCTTACACTATTAAGGATAATGCTGTCAACCGTAACGCAGAACTGTTATGGGTTGACTTCCTTCATGGTCGGGTTGAATTTAAGGGTTCCTACACTGTAGCTGGCCCTGTAACTGCTGACATCACTTATATTCCAACGTCGACCTTAGGTAAAGCCAGTTCTTACTCACTGACGATGACGGCAGATCCTGTTGATAAGACTGACTTCGCTACTGCACAAGGTAACAGTGGCCATCGAGTATTCCAGCCTGGTCTGCGTAGCGTTTCTTTAGAGCTCGGTGGTTTCTACGACGCTACTGTAGACTTAAGAGCAACACTTATTGCACGAACTGAAGTCATCATTGAGATTGACCCAGTTGGTGATGGCTCCTCAATCGCACGTGGTTACTTCCGCTTAATGAGTGATAATGCTTCAGGTGATGTAGGTGCGTTAGAAAGTGAAACCGCAACCTTCGCATTAAACGTACCCGATACAGCATTGTTGTATCTGCCATTTAGCTGGCAACATAGCTCTACCACTTTAAACGTGGCAATACAGAATGCTATCAAATCATGGCAAGATGAACTGTCTACGTATTATGTACGCTACTTGCCACAAGGTGCAATAGGTCAAGCGCCAAATGATGGTATCAGAGGGCAATTCGTAGCAACAAACGTGTCACTCTCTGGTGGATTATCTAACATGAACGTGTTCACGCTTGAACTGATGGGTGTTGGTGCTTATACTGTCGTATAAGTTTTAATAGGTAGATAAGGAGAAGGGAGAATGGTACGAGAAAAGAAAAAGCTGACTAGAGATCAGCTTCGGAGTGGGTTGCTTGGGAACAATATCAAGGCTAAATCAAAGGTAATTACTGTCTTTGGCTTTGAAATGGAACTTAAGCAACCTACGTTCGGAGATATCATGGATGCTAGGCAAATTGAGGATACAAAAGTGCAGGCTGCACATTTGATCATTAACTATGCTTATATTCCTGGTACTAATGAACGAATCTTTGAAGAAGGTGATATGGATGCAATCCTTGGTTGGCCGTTTAGTGCCGACTTAATGTTGCTTCAACAGACAATAGGTGACCTGTCAAGCCTTAATGTCGAAGTAGCTATAGAGGTAATGCAAGACACCCCTTTATCCGAATAGCCACGGAGTATGCTATTGAGCACGGGAAATTTTTCCATGAAGTACGTGAAGAAGCAACATTGGAGGACATTGTAAACTTTATTGCTTATAAGAAGATACTAAGGGAGGAAGAGCGCCATCAAAACGCTCAGCAACGTGCTAAGAGTCATGCAAAAGGCGCAAAGTAGTAAGGGGCTAGTGGTATGGCATTAAATATTGGTGGGGTAAACTTTAATGTTGATGCCAATACTGCTGGCCTACAAAAGGCAATTACTGCTTTAAATCAGTTCCACAATCAAGTAAACAAAACTGCCAAGTCGCAACAAGCGGGGGCTGCAGCTACTGCATCTGCCTTATCCAGACAAGAATCCGCTATCAAGCGTGCATTCCAACAAACTCTTAATCTGCAACGAGCACAAAGAGATGCTGGACAGAATGCTAGTCAGGTTGGTATTGTAACTAGGGCATTTTCGCGTCTTACTCAAGAGATGACAAGTGGTAAGCTCACTACTATCGAGTATACTCGAGCCTTAGATGCATTCAACACTCGTATGGGTAGATCACGAAGAGCCTTATTGGATTTTAAGGCTGCACAAGCAGCTGCAAAAGACAATAATTCTTTTACTGCATTCCTACGGAATATGGAATCCTCTGCAGTCTTTGCAATTGGTCCATTAAGTGGTGTTGGTTCTCGTATTCGTGCAATGGGTTCTATTGCAGGAAGATCTGGCCTCTTAATTACCGGATTTGCTGCTGGTGTTGCAGGCGCTGCAGTAGGTGTTGGTATTCTCGGCCGTGAAGCTATTCGTGCCGGTAGGTTGATGGAGCAAACTCAAGCACGTTTTGCAGCTGCAGCAGGTTCTTCCGTACAAGGAGCTAAGGAACTTGAATTTGTAGTTGAAGTCTCCAAACGTTTAGGTTTACGTATTGAAGATACTGCTGTCTCCTATTCAAGATTAACTGCCGCAGCTGCTGGTACAGCTCTAGAGGGTGAAGAGACTAGGAAAATCTTTGAGGGTATATCTAATGCTGCTGCAGCATTACGTCAAGGTAATCTAGAAGTAGAAGGTTCCTTTAGAGCCATTGAACAAATGATCTCTAAGGGTAAGGTACAAGCAGAAGAACTTAGGGGTCAGTTAGGTGAACGACTCCCTGGTGCATTCCGAAAAGCAGCTGATGCAATGCGTGTTAATACCTCAGAACTAGACAAAATGCTTAAGAATGGTGAAGTCCTTTCAGACGACTTCCTTCCTAAGTTTGCCAAATTACTTACGGATATATTTGGTGAAGCTGCTAAAGCAAACGTTAAGAGCTATCAAGGTTCCTTAAATAACCTATCCAATTCCTGGTTACTCTTCGCTGACCGTATAAATACAGTCTTTAACCTTACAGGCAATCTTGCTACTGTTTTTAGAGGAATATCTAGCGTACTTGATACGGTTACTGATACTTTAACTGAGAATGGTGATGCTTGGTCATTTGCTGTTGATGCTGCTAACAGTGCTGTGTTGCCTAATCTCTTAAAGCTTCTTCTTGCAGGCTCTAGAGATGCAGCAAGGGAAGTTGCTGCTTCGGCTGAAGTTGTTAAGATGCTTGATAAGGAGATAAAAAACCTTACACTGACTATACCTGAGTTTTCGGATGGATTTAAAACTTCAGGCAATAACATCGAAGAGATGAGTCAGAAGATGCTACTTCTTCAGAAGGTAATGAGTAATAAGGGCGAAGCTAATGGCAGAACCCCTGAACAGTTTAAAGACTTCATGGAGATGATTGAGTCCGTAAAAACTGCAGTTCCTGCCGATATGGAGCGATTGGCTAAAACACTTAGCAATGTGTTGAATATCCCGGTTAAACCAAACTTGGATTCTATCTCTTCTGCTATGTTGTTCTTAACTACCCAAACTAATCAAGCACAAAAGGCCTTTGATGATTGGTCAGATTCCTTTACGGATACGTCTGTTGCAGATAACCTCCATGATCTGAACCTCGAAATTACGGATATGCGTGATAGGTTTGCTGTCCTCAGTAAAGGTGAATCTGCCACTAAGTTCTTTGATCAAGTAACCGCTAAGGTTACCGACGCTCGAAGGGCAATGGAAGGGATTTCTAAAGGTGGATTAAACACTGAACAGTTAAATGCATTAAAACTTTATGAGGAAGGACTACGTCGTGCTTTTGTAGCTTCCCAACGTAATGTTAAGGGTATAGCTGCAACAAACGAGCAGTTACGTGAAATGCGTCTTCGCCTTCAAGCTATGCAAGGCGGATCTGAAGCTGCGGAAGTATTCGATAAAATAACGTCAAAGGTTTTAGACTTTGAAAGTGGGCTCAAGGACTTAGGCCTCACAACAGCGGAAACATCTGCACTTGTTCAGGAATTTAGCAATCTCCTAAATGAAATGAACAAGATTGAAGGCCTTGGGGAGATGCTCGAGGTTATGAATGAGGCTTCACAGACTATCAGTGATGCACGCCTAGAACTTCAAGTGTTAAGTGGTTCTACACAAGAACAGGAATACTTCAGAGCTGTAACGTCTGAAGTAAATAAGTTCCAACAAGGTTTAGTTGGCAGTGGTGTTGCATTAGTGGATATTATACGCTTAAGCAATGAATATAAAGATGTCTTGGACGAAACATTCCAGAAGACTAAGAATCTGGAATTGGCTACTGGCTTTGCAGAAACTATTGGTGATGGTTTGTTAGATATCATCACTGGTGCTAGGAATGCCAAAGATGCTATTAAGGATCTGACCAAGGCTCTTATTGAAATGGCAATCCGCAAGCTTATCATTGATAACCTTGTAGGTGCCTTAGGTGGTGTGTTCGCTAGAGGTATGAACAGCTTAGGTAACACTGGAGGAAGCCCACAAGCTGGAAAAGGTTTGGGG